CCGCTTCGGACGCACTTCCCGCCGCGGCGCTCTCGCTCCGGGCGGCTGCGGCAGCGGAACCGGCAGAGGCGGAGGCGCTGCCCGCGGCACGTTCTTCCGATTCCTTTGCCGCCCTTGCAGCGTCCACCGCTGCCTGTCCCCATTTTTTCACCAGCGCCACAAACTGCTCGTATACGCTGGGCGTGATCGTTTCGGTGGTGCTGTTGGTGTCGATGGTCTCGTAGCAGGTGTATTGGCCGGGCTTCGTCATGGCGATGTAGCCGTTCTCGTCCACGGCCAGCAGCATCCAACTGCCCTGCTTTTCCTGTGTCCAGCGCCGGTCTACCACAACGCAGTTGTTTTCGTCCAGCATCTGCGGGTCCGGCAGAGCGCCGCTCAGCCGCTGCACGTGCAGCGTGATGGCGCAACCCGCCCACTCTTCCGGCACCTCGAAGTGCAGGGTGTCCACCTTGGCCGAGCCTACGCCGCCCATGTACAGGGTGTCCGGCGTTGCCCGGAAGGTGCTTCCGTTGTCCTGTGATTTCCGGACTTTGATGTTCAACTCGCTCATGCTCTTCCTCCCTTCTGCCCCAGTATATCATCTCCCGCCGGGCCAGACTACTTGCTACTTTTTCCGCCGGGCAAACAAAAACGCCCCGGCCAATTTGGCCGAAGCGTCTTCGTTCTTTTATCTCACCTCCGCCCACTCATCCACGGCTCCCGCCGCAGCTTCCTGCTTCTTCTCGTCCTGTTTGATCCAGCTCTCGAAGTTTTTCTCTTCGTACAGAGGTTCGCCTCCGGCTTCCAGCCGCAGCAGCATCTCCGCCAGCTTCTCCCGGTCGTGGTCATTCCCGGCCAGATACTCGCTCTTGACAACGCCGGTGATATTGCTCTTGATGGCATCCTTGTCCTTGCCCGCAGTCAGCAGCCGGTCGATCTCGGTCTGCACATCTTTGGCGCGGCCCACTTCCAGTGCGTCGGTCAGATCATCGTAGACGTTCCGGTCCTTGTCTCCGGCCAGCAGCTCATCGGCCAATTCGTTAATTGCTCCGTAGCTGCTGCCGCCATGCTTATCACCGGTCACCAAGTCGATGATTGCCTCTCGTTTCACTCGATCCGATTTTGCAGTCGCACTGATTCCAAGACCATCGTACAGCTCACGAATAACTTTCTTTGTCAATTTCTGCCGTTTACGGTCATCTCCTGCATTCCGCGCCTTCGCTGCTTCCAGAATGTCCGGGTCGTAGTTCTTCAGGCGTTTCTTGAGTTCCGCCTTCACCTTGTCGCTCTTGCCCATCTGGTCCAGCTTGCCAAGAGCGGCCGCAGCTTCCTCCGCGTCACCCCGCTCAATGGCGTTGAAGAGCCGGTCGTATTGTCCGGTCGCGCTGGCCGGAGTTCCGTTCAGGCTGAACCCTTCGCCATTTGCAAGGCCCTGCACATCGTCCGCGTAAGCCGCGAAGGCTTCTACCATCTTCCGCCCGTTTGCCGCCGGGATGCCCGCGATGTCCAGCCCATATTCCATCACATCGACCCCGGCCTTCCGGAGCTTCCGGTGGTAGGCTTCCAGTTCCTCTTCGTCCATGCCGGTGGTGTCCTTCCGGATCAGGGTGTACAGCTTCGTGGCAGCGGCAAACAGGTCGTTGACGGCGCTGATGTTGGTCGCGCTCACCACATCGTAGTCCGTGCCGTTCACTGCGTTGCCCACCATGCTGTAGATTTCCGAACCAAACAGGAAGTTGCCCGCCGCGCTCTCAGTGAACAGCCCCGCAAACCGGTTCCACAGGCTTTCGGCGGTCACGTCGCCGTTTTCATCCTGCTCGCGATCCCACCGATGCAGCAGGAAGTCCGCGCCGATCTTCATCAGGGCAAACACCGCCGTCTGTATCACTTGGCTTGCAGCAGCCCGGCGCAAGCTCTGCCCGGCCCGCTGCACTTCGGCCTTGTTCTCGGCGCTCTTCTCTGCATTGTACCGGGCTCTCTGGGCCTTGTAGTCCATCACCGCATCGGCGAGGATGCCGTAGTTCTGGAACCGCTGGGTGGTGAACATGGTCAGCGTCTTGGTGATCTCGTTGTCGCTGCGCTGGATGCCCGCCCGCTGCATCACGGTATAGTTGGGCTGGGTCTCCTCAATGACCTTCTGGTACATCTGGTTCACAGCTTTCCAGTAGGCGTCACTGCCCTTGGTGGCCGCACCGTCGGCAAACTCTGCCGCGTGGTGTTCCACATAATGTTTCGCACCCTCCCACAGTGCCGCCACCGTGATCTCGTCCATCGAGTTGATCCAGCCGGTCACGCTCTTGGGCAGTTTGTCCATGGCCTTTTCGGCAAAGCTCCCCGAAACGCCGATGGACGCCAGTTCCCCGCGCTGGCTGCCCCGCAGTCGGTATTGCAGCAGCGCGTCGCCGTGGGCGCTGATCTCCGCTTCCAGTGCAGCCAGCTGCTTGCCGGAGAGGTTTTTCACGAAGGGCAGCACTGCCGCCATGGTATCGCTGCCCAGCACGGCCCCCGCCGTGGGCAGGGACGCCGCCTGTGCGATGGCGACGCCGGGGTTTAAGGTCAGAATAGCCCCGGCGTAGTTGCCCCGCAGCTTTCCCATCACCCGGCCGATGCCGTCCGAGCGCTTGCGCTGCTTCGTCTGCAAGTCGGTCAGCAGGTAATCCACGTAGTTCACCGCGTCCCGTCCCCAGTGTTCCTTCAGCACGCCGCTCTTCAGCTTTTGGATGCCGTCCTCTGTTTCCACATTCGCGTTCAGGATGCGGTTTGCGTCCCGGATGGGGGCCGCAAGGCCCGCGTAGGCCGCTGTGTCCCGCAAAGAGCGCTGCACCACGCTGCTACACTCTTCCAGCAGGATGGGCAAACCGCTCTTCACGCGCTCCTTCAGCATTCCGCGTCCTTCGATGGTGGCGTCCAGCTTCAGGCCCTCGATCTCGCTGGCCAGCTGGGTCTTGTCCACCGCGATGGGGTAGTAGTTCTTCACCGTCGCCCGCTGGAATCCAACCAGCTTCATGCTGGTCTCGTTGATGAGGTTCGTGGTGTAGTCCCCGAAGAAGCCCTTCATGTCCTCGATCCACTTCCGGTCGTAGTCGGTCAGGGCATTCTCCACGGTGTTCAGGATGGTGTCGGCCATGGGCATTCCGTCGGCCCCCGTCAGCATTCCGATCTTCACGGTCTGCCCCTTCTGGTAGGCCCGCTCGATGTCACCCTCGTTGTAGAGCGTTGTGTCCGGCAGAGTCAGGCCGCCGTTGAGCAGGTGCTCCCGGCTGTCCGTGTTCTGCAAGTGCATGTACAGGCTGCACAGCTGCCCATGGGTCAGCGGCACGGCCTTGCCCTTTGCGTCCGTCAGCCCGATGTCCACCAGCTCCGCGCCGGGGCCAGCGAACCGCTCCATCTGCTTGAGGTTGGCCTTGCCTGTCACGTTGTCGAAGAGCTTGGTGCCTTCCACCGTGATCTGGGTCTGCCGGAGCTGGCCTTGGTTCAGCATGTCGGCCAGCTTTTCCATCTGGCCGTTTTTGGTGTACCCGCCCAGCATCCGGAAGACTCGCTTCGCGCCCAGCATGTCGAGATTGTATTTGGTCAGTGCATCCCGGATTCTGCCGGTCTCGTTTCCCTTGGCGGCCAGCACTTCCAGCCCGGCCTTCTGGGCAAAAGCGTCCACTTCCTCGGTCTTGGCAAGGCTCAGGGTCTTGTTTTCGGTGCGGATCACGTGCAGCGTCCCCGCCGTGATGGCTTTCAGCATCCGCAGCTGCTCCACCGTCATAGGCAGATAGGTGCGGTTCTCCGTCTCCCTGATACGGGCCTTCAGGCGGTCCCGCAGCCTCTCGGCCTTCTCGCCGTCGCCCAGCGCCTCGGCCTCGGTCAGCTGCTGGTGCAGCCGGTCCAGCTTTGCCTGTTTCGCGTTCATCATGTCGGCCTGTAAGGCTTGGATGAGCTTCGGCACACCGGTCTGCTCCCAATCATAGGCAAGGCTGCTGGGGTCGCTGGCCGTGCCCTGCGTCTGGCTGATGGTGTTGGCCAGCGCCGTCAGCTTCCGCACCGCCGCATCGTTCAGAACGGCCATATCCGCCAGCTTCGCCACCTCTGCCGCCTGTTGGATGAGCCGCGGCTGCACATACTTGCCCTTCGAAGGCCGCAGGATCATCTGGTTCAATTGGGCGGCATTGTTCCGGATGCTTCGCTTCAGTTCGTCGGCTTTCCGTCCGTCCCGCGCCCGCTGCACCCGCTTTTCGGCCAGTGCTTTTGCCACGGCAATGTCCTCGTCCCGCTGCTGGCGGGCCACTTCCACCGCAATGGCATTTTTCTGGGCCTGTTTCTGCTGCCATGCTTCGGCTTTCTTCTGGTTCTCGGCTTCCCACTCCATGATCTCGCGCTCCTGCACGATCTGGCTGTACTCCGCCCGGTCAGCCCGGCGCTGCTCGTTGGCCACCTGCCGGGCGAGGTTCCGGTTCTCTGCTTTCAGGGTTTTGTTTTCCAGCGTGATCTCGTCCAGCATCTGCTGCCGCTCTTCCTTCAGGCGCTTTTTCTCGGCTCTCCATTCCCGTTCGTAGGCTTCCTTCAGCACATCCAGCTTCTCGGCCATGTCGCCGGAGTTGGTGATGTCCACGCCCAGTGCATCCAGATTGGCGTCCAGCATCGCTTCTGCCTTGGCATTCCGGCGCTGCTGCTCCTGCATCTGCTGCACTGCTTCGCTCTGGTTCCCGGCTTTCTGGTTCTCCGCCAAACGTCGGTTGAATTCTCTCGTCTGCTCCTTCTGCACAGCCCGCAGGTCTTTCATAGCCTTGGCCGCACTGGTTTCGTCTCCGGCTGCTGCCGCAGCGGCCCGGCGCTGCCACTGCTGGAAGGAATCGAAGATGGCCTGTGCATCGTTCATCTCGTTCACATGCAGCAGGTCGCCGATCATCCGGCCCGCCAGCTCCACCTTGGCATCTTCGTACTCAGCCACATCCGCGAACCGGCTCATCATCTTTGGCTTGATGGTGTCGTGCACGTTCATCAGCACATCCAGCCACTCGGTGCTCTCCATGCTGGCCGCGCCGTCCACGCCCGCTGCCTTGGCGGCTCCCCGGAACAATTCCGCTGCGCCCTGCTTTGTGCCGCCCATGCTCCGGGTATCGTTCACAATGGCCTCGTATTCTTCCGCCGGGTTTCCGTCCCGGTGTCCTTCCTCCTGCCGCAGCTTCACGCCGTGCTTCCGGGCCTCGGCCACCGCTTCGCTCCAGCTTCCGTACTGGCGCACAAGCTCCGCCTTGGCTTTGCCGTTCTTGTCCACGGTGTAGCTCAGCTCGTGGTATTCCGGGTATTGCTGCCACAGCTCCGTATTCCGGTAAGTCGCCTCGTCGAGGATCTCCCCGGCAATGGTCTCAGCCAGCCCCTGCGCCTTGTTCATGTCGGCCCCTTCGGTCTTCATGTACTCGATCAGGGTGCGCATCTCGCGTGCCACACGCTCGGTGTCGGCCTTGCCCTTCGCGCCGCTGGCCTTCACCAGCCGTTCTGCTACGCCCAGAATGCTGTCGTCGCTCACCCGCACCCCGCAGGTCAGGCCCATCATCTCGGTCAGCGTCTTGATGGCCGCGCTGTTGTCCGCAATGGTCCGGCTGGCTTGCCGCTGGCGGTTCCGCTTCGCATCCCGGTCGGCCTGTTCGGCCATCTGGAAGCGGACGTTCGGCACTTGGTTCAGCACCTTCGTGCGCTGCGCATCATCCCCGGCTTTGTACTCGTAGACGGTCACGCCCTTTTCCTTCAGGCTGTCCAGCAGCGCCGCCGAAGCATTGTCCGGCACAATAGCCGCCCGCACCTCGTCGAACTCCACGGCTCGCTGGGGTTTCGCCTCAAAGTACCCGGTGGGGATGTCTGCGATGGTCTTGTACAGCGCCACGATCTGCTTTGCCGTCTCCCGGCTGATGGTATAGCCTTCCTTAGAAAATGCCTTGCTGACCGCTGCCATGGTCTGCTTTCCCTGTGCGGCCCGCAGCAAAATGTCGCCGAGGATTTCCCGCTCTTCAAAGCTGTTGTCTGCGTGAGCTTCGGTTTCGCTGCGCAGCTTGCCGATCACAGCCTCGATCTGGTGATCCGCCTTTTCCAGCAGCGCCTTGTACTCTTCTTCCGGCATCTGCTGCAAGCGGCCTTTGTCTGCCCGCACTTCGTCCAGATTCTGATACTCTGCCGTCGCGGTGCTCATCAGAGTGCTGGCCGAAAGGCCCCATGTATCCTGCCCTCGTGCATTCTGAGCATTCATAGCTGCCACAAGATTTTCCAGCGTATAAGGGTTGTGCAGCTCGGAAAAGCTGCGGCTCTTACCGCTTCTGGTAAAGCGATCCTTTTGGTTGCGGATTCCTTTCTCACCCAGCACATCCCCCAGCTTGTCGTAGGCCCACCGTTCCACTTGTGCTTCTGGGGCTGCTTCACGGATGGCCTCCCGCGTTGCTTCCACGTCCAGCATAGCCTTGCCGGCGCTGGTATCCGTCAACATCTTGTAGGCGTGCTCGATCAGTCCATACAACCGCCCGCGGTTCTCCTTGCGCAGCTTGTCAATGCGCATCTGCCAACGCTTATTTTGTCCTTCCAGCGCTCCATGGGTGTACTTTTCTTCCAGTGCGTCCGCCGCTTTATCGGCCATCTTATCCAGCAGGTCAAAATCGCCGTTCTCGAAAGCGTTTTTGATCTCGTCCGCTCCTGCGCGTTCCACCACCTTTTCCAGCACGTCATTTCCCATGCTGTCAAACGTTTCCCGTTCGGTTTTGTATATCGGCTCTACGGTTTGGCCCTTTTCTTTCAGGTACGCCAGCTGCACTGCGGTCTCCCGCTGCAGCTTCTGGGCAAGTTCCGTCCTGTTTTCGCTGCTCACTTCCCCCACGCCCATACGTTGCAGTGCCGCACTGTTGACAAATTTTCCTTCAAACGCGTCCTCGCTGGCGTTATAGATGGCTTTTTCAAAGGCCGTCAGGGCCTTTCCGTTTACTGCATACTCCACGTTCGGCCGCGTCGGTGTCCATGCGTCGGAGCCATAGATTCGATTGGCCCGGTTCACCATGGGGTCAATGGTATCGGAGTTGAACACCAGCGAGATGGGGCCGTATTTGGTATGGCCTTCCTGTGCCTTGACCACCGCAATCGACGGCGACGGCAACCCGCCCAGCTCCAGCGCTTCCCGCAGATTTTCTTCAGTCAGGTTGTGGACGGCCACAAGGTCTTTGTTCTGGTCCACCTCCACCGGAGCACTCAGCTGGAAGCGCACCGATTTCTTCACAGGTTCGTCGGTTCTCTTGCTTTCGGCGGAATCTTGTGCTATACTGTTTTTAGCAGGAAAGTTCGGGCGTTCACCGCCCTCCTCGGTTTTGAGTACCGTGTCAGCGCTTTCCTGATAAATAGAACCCTTCGGCAATCTACTCCTTGAATCTTCGGATTCTACGTGGGTACCACCGAAGGGTTCTATTTTTGTAGGCTGAACATTTACAATGTCATAGAAAATCTCCCGTTCATCCGCCCTGATAGCTGTCAGGACATCCGCCTCATAAGCATTCGGCCCGACCATGACTTTAATTTTGCCGCGGTTGAATGCTTCTGCATTTTTGTGGTGGGCAGGTTCCCGGTAAACTTCATCTGCCGTTTTGATGATTTCATCCAAATTCGACGCCATCCGCATTTTATCGGCGTATGCTTCGGCATTCTCCCATTGCAGTGCTTTTGTGTACTTCGACCATACAAATTCATTTCGTCCATCTTTGCTGTTCAAAATTGTCCAGCCGTTCCGCTCAAAACCGTTCGGATACCGTTCTTTGATGGCCTGCTTCACTACGGTTTTCCAATCTTCCTGTGGAACACCGTTCAGGATATCTTCATCAATTTTGATGTAGCTCTCTCCGTCGGCATCCTTCTGGATCGAAAAACGAATACTGCGTCCTTCCGCCGCGCTCTCGGTTTTGAGGGCTGCGGCGTTTTCTTTTGCTGTCCGCAGGGTGTCCATGGCCTTTTCGGCGTGGGCGAAGTATTCGTCTTGCAAGGTCCGTCTCTGGGCCTCGGCCAGCCGCTTTGCCTTCAGGGCGGCGGCGTTGCCGGGGTCGATGGTCAGCACTTCCTTGGCCCGGCTGATGATGTCGCTCAGCAGATTCTTCACACGGTTCATCACCTTGTGGATGGAACCCCTCACGCCCGCATTTTTCTCGGCCTGTCCGCGCTGGAATTCCACCCAGCGCTTGAAGTCCGCTTCCGTCGCAAAGATCCCCCGCCACGCATCTGCCACCAGCTCTTCGGCTGCCTGTTCGTAGGTAAGCTTCTGGCTGGCGTACACGTCCATCTTGTCCCGGATCATCTCGTCCACGCTCTCGTAGCCGTCCATCTGGGCAAGGTAGGTCAGGGCATGGTCCTGCAAGCTCTTTGCGCCCGCTTGGTCGAGGGAGTTATACCAGTGGTAGTCCTCGTGCAGCACGGTGCCGAAAATGTCGCTGACGCTGTCCCCGAAGAAAATACGGGCCGTCTCGCTGTTCACATAGGCCCGGACGTTCGGATTGTTTTGCAGCACGTTCTTCAGCACAGCGTCGGTGCCGGTGGCGGCGGCGTTCAGCTCGATGATCCGGCTGCCCATGTCGGTGCCGTCGTGATCCAGCGTCCCTTTATAGTAGACCAGCCCCTGTCCGCTCGTGCTCTGGTCGGTCAGGCCGCCGCCGTAGCCGCCCGCCTGTTCCTTGGTGTCTGCACCGTAGAGGTAGGCGGTATTCAGTGCGATCCGCCCGCCCTCGCCGCTGTCCAGAATATAATTGACGTTCAGGGCAGTATTGTCCATCACACCGGCCAGCCGCAGCGCGTCGTCGAAGCTCTTCACCTCGTCCATCTGCGCCAGATGGTAGATCGTTGAAGCCGCGGCGGCATACCGATCAGCATCCACGTTGGCGGGCAGCTTCTGGCTGATGTCCTGCGCGGCCTTGGTCTTGCCGCTCTCCACGCCCCACTGCTCCAACTGGCGCTGTACCTCGCTCTGCCGGGCCGTCTGGCCGCTGGGTTCCCGCAGCCCGTAGGTCTCCCGCATCTGCCCGCTTCCCTCGTCCGCCGCGTCCAGCCCCGCCGGGTCAACCTTCCGGTCTACGTCCGCATAGTCGTTGACGCGGGCGGTTTCCACCGTTTCCCCGGCGTTTTCCACGCCCTTCTCGTTGACGCGGGCCGTTTCCGGTGCTATACTGGCCTCAGCACCGTGATCTTCAGCTAACGTTTCGGACGTATCCCTGAAGTCGGCAACGGCATCCATAGGGGACTGCGGCGGCGGTGCGGTCATAGCGGAAGGATCTGCGACTACGTTTCGGACGTTATCCTCAGGGTCGGCAGCGGCATTCACGGGGGATCGCAGGACTTTCGCTATTTCTTTTTCGTCAATGCCATTCTTAGAAAGATATTCCGAAACAATAAAATTCTTATTTTTCTTTGTATCACAGACGGCTTCCACGACAATGTGGCTGCCGTCTATTTTTTTCTCAAAGAGCACGATCGGCGCACGTTTGCCGTTGCTCGTCATGTAACCATCTGCGCGGTCTTTTGCTAAGTACGCATTGTCAAAATTGTTCAGCACATAGGCCGCACGGGCCACGTCGGCGCTCTCCTTCATGGTAGCGTCGGCGCTGCCGTCGCCGCCCGCGTGGCGGTTGGTGATGTGCATCACGCCGTTGTTGTCCAGCATGGTGTAGTCGCCTACTTTGTCAAGCCCCGTCAGCTCCATCATCGCGCTGCGCATCCGGTCGCCGGTCTTGCTCACAACAAAGGGTTCCAATTTCTTGCCCGCGCGCACATCGTCCACATACTTTGCCATTGCCGGGTCTACGCTGTTCTTGTATTCCTCAATGCTGGCATTCTGCGCCGCCGTATGTACCGCCGGGTCATCGTTCACCGCCGTCTGTCCCTCTAAGGCTCCCTCTCCGAGGGAGCTGTCACCGGAGGTGACTGAGGGAGTTTTCGCCTTCTCCGCCGCAGCCTTTTGTGCTGCCTGTGCACGCGCTTCCATGGCATTCTGCACTTTCTGCTCGGCCTTGGCCTTTACCACACGCACGCCGGTGCCCGCTGCACCGCCCATCGCGCCGGATACGCCGCCAGAAAGGCCGCTCTCCAACGCCGAAAGGAAATTCTCCTGCGTGAGCATCTGCTTCGCCGCTTCTGTGTCGCCCATAGCTGCGTCAATAGCTTGGTCTGCATAGCTTTCCACGAAGGCTTGCATGGCGTTATCGATGCCGCCGGTCACCGCGTTCGCGATGGCAGGGTACTTCTGCGCAAAATCCGATTTTCCTGCCATGCCGCGCACCCATCCCGCGATCTGCCCGGCCACGGTATTTTTTGCGTAGTCCGAGCCCATAGTTTCTGCAAGGTCTGCCGCGCCCACCGAGTTGATAGCCCAGCCCGCGCCGAACTTCAGCGCCGCCTTTGCCATCGCCTTTTCGGGGCTTTCCCCCTTTGCGTCGCTGGCCGCCAAGCTGTCACCTGCGCCCTGTAAGCTCAGCACCGGCAGCACCAGAGCCGGGTTCACGGCACCCAGCGCGAGGTTCTCGCCCGCGCTCATGGCCGCGTTGTGCAAAAATCTCTCTTCCCCGCTTTCGCCCGCCTGTGCATCCGCCAGCCACTCTTCGCTTTTCTGGTGGGTGTCCCTGCCCCAGTTATAAACGGGGTTGTCCACCTTGCTGCTGGCTTTGCCCGCAGCGAGCCGTGCACGTGCGTCCTTGATCTCCTCTTCTGTCCACCCGGCGCTCACAAGGTCTTTGTCGGTGTACATCCCGTTGGTTCCGTCTACGCGCTGGATGGCACGCATCAGGGTGCGGGTGCGGTCGTCGTCCTTGATCTCGGTGCCCACCGCTTGCGGCAGAGCACCCGCCGCCATAGCCCCTGCACCGGCAATGCTGGCCGCAAGGCTTTTGGCACTGTTGCCCAGCCGCCGCCCGGCCCGGTAGGCCAGCGGCAGCGTCTCGTATTGCTGATTGATCGCGCGGGCCCGGTCGATGTCCGCCTGTGTCCAGTTGCTGTTCTTGATGAGGTCTGCGTCCGTGTAAGCGCCATGAGTCCCGTCGATGCGCTTCACCGCCTCAGAAAGGTTCCGGTTGTCGTCGGTGTCTTTCCAGCGGTTCACATCCTTGTAAATGTCCTTGGTGCCCATGTCCTGCTGGTTCAGCCAGTCCCTCCGGCTGTCCATCTCGTCCGCAAACCCCAGATTGTTGTTTGCCCGGTACTCGTCAAATGCTTTCGAGGTCAGGTCGATATTTGTCGCTTCCGTCTGCTTCTGTTCCCGCAATGCTGCCGCGCTGCCCTTTGCCCAGCCGCCCGCAGCCGTCGAAGTCTGTGTGGCCTTTGCGGGCGTGCTCGCCGCTGTCGTTTCCTGATTCTGGTGCCGGCCTTTTTCTTTCTGCGCCCGCAGCGCAGCCGCACTTCCTGCCTTCCATGCCATCCTACATCCTCCTTAAAATCCTGCGTTCAGCATTGCTTTGTCGATCACGTCGTCCGACGCGCCCATGTTCATCAGCCGGGTCGCGATCTCGTTGGCGTTCAGACCCTTCGCCTTCCAGCCCTTTGCGTAGCTCAGGGCGTTGCTGTAGGGCATTCCGGTGCTTGTGTTACTCGTCTGCCCACTCGTTGCCTTCTGCGTCGTGTGATTTCCGGTGTTCGAGAGCCGCAGCTTCGAGCTGGCCGGGGTATATGGTTCCACTACCGGCGGGGCCGTAAGCGTCCCTGTGGTGCCGCTCACCGTCTCCGGTTCCAACCATCCCGCATCGGTCAGGACCTCCTTGTAATGGCTGTAGAGCGGATTCGTGTCCTTCATGCTGGAAAATTTGTTGGCCATGCTCGTGAGCTGGCTGGTGGTGTATCCGCTTGCTGTGCCGGAGCTGCCGCTTCTGCCCGAAGATCTTCTCCCGGAGCCCGAACTGCTGCCCGTCTTGGTGGCCGCCGCCTTGGCCGCAGCGGTGGAAAGCAGTCGGCTCGTCAGCGTGCCGTAATTGCCCGCTGCGCTGGCGTCCATGCCGTACATCTTCAGCAGGTTGGCCGCTGCTTCCTGATTTCCGCTTGCCACCAGAGAAGCCGCGGTGCTCAGCACACTCGCCTGATCGTCCCGCGTGATGGGTGCCCCAGTGTAATTCGCGAAGGCGTCCGCGTTCAGGCCGTACCGGGTCAGCACGTCGCTGGCCGCATCCCCAGCGCCCTGCGTGTACAGGTTGAACGCCTGTTGGTAGGCGCTCAGGGCGTCGCTCTGATCGGTGCGGTTCTTGTTGTACTCCCACTGTTCCCGCGCAAACTCATTTTCCCACTGCTGCTGCGTGTACCCCATGTACCCGTCGTAGGCGCTCTTGGCCACATTGCCCACGGTTCGGATGCCGTTCCAGAGGTTGTTCCAGTAGTTGTCGTTCTCGTTCCGGGCCTGTGCGCTCTGGTTGGCTAAAAAATTCTGCCGGTTGTACCAGTTCGAAAGGTTCGAGCCGTATGCCGAGCGATCCAGCGCTTCGGTGTTTCCCATCCCGGAAAGGGCTTCCACCAGCCCGCTCTGCCGGTTCTTGTATTCATTCAGCGCCCGGCTGCGCAGGGCTGTCAGGGCGGCGTCCACGTTCGCGGTGGCCGCGCCCTGTCCCTGTGCTGCCAAGCTGTCCGCCCAGCTGTTGCCGTACCCGCCGCTCAGCGCCGCCGCGTTGGCCCGCGTGTTGTCGGCGG